CGGTTTCAACGCGTGGCAATGTGCGCTCAACAAATGTCTTTGTTAAGTAAACATTGGCGCGGGCTGTTCCCTGTGTCTTTTCCAGATCGCTGACGCGGCGTTTAACGTCGAGCTGTATCAGCGTCGGCTGCTTTTCGAGTAGCTCCTGCGCACGCACTAAAGCCGCAATCATCTGAGTGCGGCTGTGCATTTCCTCATAAGTGGGATAAGGGCTGGCGATGGCTTCCCGTGGAGCGTTCCACGGGTAGGCGTATTCCTGAATCACTCGCAAACCCCCAGATAGACGCTGCTGCAGGCGGACTTGTTATCCATAGCTGCGAACATGTCGAACTGACGGCCACCGCGCGTTGTCAGCGCCCAGTCGCGATAGGTTTCAATGCCGTGTGAAGTTAAAGTTACCTTACTGCCGTCTGTTTCTGCCTTAACGGGATCCATTCCTGAATGGAAAAATGCTGCGTTCCCGCGACGCGAGCACAGGGCGACAATCCGCTCCCACTCAGCAACCCGGCTTATTTCTTCAGGCCAGCGGGTAAAGATTTCCCCGAGTTCAGCTTTGTTTACGTTAACGCATGGCATACAACCGACACGGCTGCACCCCTGCTGATAAAGAGGGTTTGGCTTAATGCCGTGACGCCTGGCCAGTGCAAAAACTTCATCATGCGTCCATTTAAGGATCGGCCGGTAAATCGACAGGCCTGGCCCGAGGTCAAACCCTGCTTCCCACTCAGGCAGCTCTGCCCGTTTTACGGATTCCTGAGCGCGCACACCCTGCCATGTAATGACGTGCTTACCCTCTGCAACCAGCCTGTCAACAACCTGCTCCTGCATCGGGATCTGTTTAAGCTCGAAAGAGCAGAACTTACGCTGAGTGGAAGGGAATGTGCCTTTCCAGATACACATATCAAGAAAGGGAATGCCGGTAGGTTTGAGGGCATTCAGTGCGCGACGCACTATCTTTGCAGCCTCTTCCTCTGTGAATCCTAAATCTCTGACCAGGGTAACTGGCCACTTATCTTTTACGAACGTTCTCTTGTCAGCGATACGCTGTGTGAAGTCAGCCCTGACGCGGCGCAATGGACCGAGTCTGGTTTCAAGGTATTCCAGATATTTGACGGTTTCAGGGTGTTCATGTCCTGTATCGGCGACAGCCGCCTCAAATGTCACTCCTGCCTCAATAGCCAGCAGCCACTGGGCAAGGCTGTCTTTACCTCCAGAAACGGTAACAAGGTTCATAACACCTGGGGCGAAGCAACGCATATCGATCATTGCTGTACCTCCACTATCACAGAGCGGTCCGGCCCAGCTGCCATATCGAAGCCAGTAAAAATGAGGGCGGCTTTAGGCTGCCGTACCGCAATGATTTCTGATGCGCGCTTTCCTTCACCTGCGGCAACGCCAACCGAACGGGCTACGCTAATGCTGGTAATACTGAAATCGCGAAGAATGCTGCGGGTATAAAGGGTGTCGCTGTTTGAAACTACAACCGGGCAACGCTCCGAGACGTCGAGCAACATGCTGACCAGATCGTGATGCTCATCTTTGCCAAAACCTGCAGAGTGATAGTCCGCGAAAGTCCCGTCATAAGGCGGATCGCAATACACCACATCGCCAGCTTTAGTCAGGCGCAGCGTTTCGCGGAAGTCGGCACAGATGAACGTCGCACGCTGGGCTTTTTCTGCGAAGGCTTCGATTTCGGCCAGCGGAAAATATGGCTCTGCGTAGTTACCAAACGGGATATTAAATTCGCCCCGCTTGTTGTAGCGGCAAAGACCACGATAGCCATTGCGGTTCAGGTACAGGAAATAAGCGGCGCGCTCCAGAAGAGGCAGTGCCGGATTATGGTTGAACGCCTCACGAACGGCGTAATAGCTTTCACCGGTTGTGTTCTGATTAAACAGGCTGGCCGCAACAACGATAAACGGGCGGGTATACTCCTTTATCTGGCGGTAAAGATTAATAAGGTCAGGGTTTATATCCGCAACCAGATAGGCCCGGAAATCGGTATTCATCATAACGGCACAGGAACCGGCGAAGGGTTCGACCAGGCGATCACCTTCAGGCAAGTGCGCCAGCAGTTCCGGCATTACACGGGACTTGTTGCCCGCCCACTTCAGAATCGTGCTCATACCGCACCGCCTTTTGATACTTTGGTCCGAAGTTCGGCCACGTCCTGACAGCTGACACAGCGAGTCACACCACGTACGGCACGGCGGCGCTGCTCCGGGATTGGGGCATCGCAGTCTTCGCAGAATGAAGCCGCCACGCTGACCGGGCGGTTAACCACGCTGGCGATGTTACGCGCCAGCAGTTCGTCGGCGCGCTGCTGCGCCATGTCAATTGAATCAGCCATCAATGCAGCTCCTGCGCCTGGTTCTCAAAGCGCTCGGCCTCTTTGTCCAGCAGTTCGATAATTTCTACTGCAGACATTTCTTTTTGGCGGGCATGAATTGCCAGTGCGGCCAGGCGGATTGAAACTGAAAGCGCATCATCAGAACGCTGCTCAGTTTTGGCCTTATTCAGCATGGCGCTAAGCGCATCGTCATCAGCTTTAAAATTACGGGTCCGGATATTTCGCATGTTACTTTCTCCTGAATTTGGGCAAAAGAATGCCCGGCGGGTGTACGCCATTTATTTGCTTCGGATTAATTAGTTAGAAAGGGTCATTCGCTTTGGAAATAAACTCACGACTACTTTTAAATGATTCATTGCACAAATAAGCGCCTTTCTTTCATCAGTAGTCAGTTCACTAAAATCAGCGTCATGCCTGTCTTTACCGATGTTAGCCAGGAAAAGAATTGCGCTCAGCGCGCGCTTGTTGTCCCGGTAATTACTGTCTGTCACATCGCTCATTTCAGAGAAAAAACGAGCCATATCGTTTTCACAATTGCCGCCCATCAGTTGTGCGCGAATTAAGGCAACGTGATTCAGCGCTGAAACCCTCTGCCCGGCACTAAGCTCGACCAGCATTGAATCGCCCTCGATAGCCATGTTTTACCTCTTTGCTTATTTGTCTGTACCTGCTGGCTTAATATCGGATGCCAGCGCCTGCCGTTCTCGCCCATAATCCAGCCATTCCCGTAGGACATTGACGGACTCTGGCGCTTGAGGTGTGCCGCAAATGAAATCATCGCGCGTCCTCAGCTGATGCCAATCGAAGCACCCAGCCCGCTGATGGCATCAACGGTTGAGGACAATGCTGGGTTAGCCTGAATACGCGCCTGTACTGCCATTGCGGCCAGCGTTAAGCAGCGAATACCGCTATTAACATTTTGCAGCAGGCCGCGTTTACAGTTGGCAGTCATAGGTTCTGTAGAGCTTGCCCCAGCTGCTAACTGGCCTACTTCTGCGGTGGCTTTCATGACATACAGGGGGAATTTTTCATCTGCTACTTCGTTTACCGGCACACAGGGGAGACACTGGATTTGCGCCAGCAAACCATCAACTAACGTTGCATCCTCAGTGACATCGGTAAGAGCTAAAACCTCTAAGACGGTAAGCTGATGCGGCTGGTCTGGATTCAGCTTATTACGCAGCGTTTGCGCACGCATGCCGGACTGCTTAGCGACGTCTTCCATGTTGTGAGCTAACGCGAATTTGCGACAGGCATCGTCATAATGGGTATGGGTAGAAACCTTGAAATCAAACATGCTCAGATCCTTCTTAACTTGCAAAATCAAGTTATGGTTTGATGTAGCGGCATTTGATTGCTTGTTGGCGGTTCTTCTCACGCCATGCGGCAACATTGATAAGTGGATTACCATGTTTGGTCATGGTGGTTTCTACCACTTCGCCGGTCTTACGATTGGTGCGATTCTGCGTGTAGGTGAAAGAGGGTGTAGGAGCGAGCAGCACTACACCGTTAGCAATCCATTTTTCGAGCACTGACAGGCTGATACGGTTGGCTGCAGCAAAATCCTGTTTAGACATTGTTGGGGATGTGGCGAGCGTGACGGCTTTGTTTACGGCGTCGTTTACCGCTTCGCTGATAGCAGGCATTAAAATGGCGGCGACATTGGCAATAAAATCTTGAGATTGCACTAAGTCAAATGCGTTTTGACTAATTGCATTTTCAGTTTGCATAACGCAGTATCTCCCTTGGTTCGTTTTGTTCTATTGTGTTTCATGTGGTGTGAATGCACTTTAGATCGTAAAAACGATTTGGTAAATGATTATTTATCACTTTTTTTGGTGTTTTTATGATTGTAGAGAAAGGCGGTAGCGCTCAGATTCTCGAAAGATTGATGTCTTCTTATGGTGTTAGCACGCAGAAAGACCTTGCAGCAGCCCTTGCAATACCAGCAAACAACATTAGTGGCTGGACGCAGCGTGATAGTGTTCCAGGAAACTCAATAATCAAGTGTGCGTTAGACACTGGCGCCGATTTGCAATGGCTAGTAACAGGTGAACTTGCAAAAGCGAAATTTGAAAATGAACCTTATGCTCCAAAAGGTGAGGCTCTTTATAGCGAGATAACTTCAAACGGTGGCAAACCTGTACTACGTCGGATCATGGATGCTTATGGTTTTACCCTTCAGAAGCAACTCTGCGACCTGCTTGGCATATCATCCGGCACAGTCAGTACATGGGTACGTAGAAATTATTTTCCTGGAGATGTAGTAGTGACGTGTGCAATTGATACCGGCGTGTCTCTGTTATGGCTGGCTACAGGGAAGGGTTCTCATGAAGGCAAAAGCGTCAAAAAAAGCACAGCCATGGCGGTCCCACGCAAGAGCTTAATTACAGGCGTGCTACATGATGATGGAAGCTGGGCGGTCGATTTAAGCTTTATTCCATACGCTCTCAACGAGCCGGTTTTTATTTCAAGTAATACAGGGTCATGGATCGTTGATAAGACTATCTCCGAGATCAGTAATGGTCGTTGGTTGCTCGGCATCGATAATAAATACGACGTTTATGATATTACCCTTTTGCCAGGGCGTAAGATTAGTGTGATGAGTAAAGGAACTAACTTCACTTGTGGCGCTGATGAGGTGGAAATTGCAGGAAAAGTAGTGTTAACTATGACTAATAATTTATAATTTGGCGAATTCGAAATAGAGTTTTTAGTGAGCGCTATGAATTTAAGTATATAAAAGTAAGGTGATAATGTGTCCATGGATGATGTCAAAGATGTTCTATTAATTATAAATACTTCAATATCTTTATTTATGATTATAATTCACCTTAAAAATAGTAAATTGCAACGTAAAAGTTATCTATTGAACTCTAATAATTTGAGGGTGAATACAACTAATCTTAATTTTATTGAGTGTAAACAATTTGATGATAATTTTGTTATAAAACTGGCATTCTACAACCCGAGTTCGACAGCATCTATCATTAAGTCATTGACAGTGACTAAGAGTATTCCTTATCCCAATTTCCTGCTTCGCAAACTTGGTTTTATGAAAGAAATAGAAGTTGATTATGACTGGAGTCCTGCTTTGGATGAGAAGGACTACAAGGTGTCCTACTTGCGAGATGCATATCATTTGTTACATGTGAAGACAGTGGCAACATTATATGTATCAGTGAAAGGATATATAGATAGACCGCGTTATCATTTTGAAATAAAAACCAACCACGATTACCACAAGCTTAGTTGCCATATCGATGGGTTCAACCATAGATTTCCTAAAAATTTCCAAGAATGGCATAAGGGATGACAGCTAGAGATACTTAGCATGTAGCGCTAAATCTTCCGTAGCCATTTTACAGCCACCTTTATGTTTAAGTTGTTGATTTATAATGGCT